AGGCAGATTTTAAACTTTCTCAAACAATATGAAGGTTCAAGAATGGTTGTTGATGCACCTAACCCAAGATATTTTGAGAGTATGTTTAAGTTTTGATAAAAGTTGTATTCTAAGTTAAAGGAGAAAAAATAATGAAACCAATAGTATTTTATGATATTTAAAAGTATGATAATGATCCAAATATGCTTCTAATTAACAAAGTAGATTTCGATAAGTTATTAGAAGATGTATATCAGGCAGGATTTGAAGATGGAAAGAAACCTATTACCACTATTACATATCCTCAGACGTGGAGAAATTTTGAACCATCAGTTACATATTGTAATAATGAAACTGGTAGATCACCCGAAGTAGCACCAGTAAATAGATCGTGTTAAGGAGAGAGTTTAATGAACCGGATTAATAGTCCACCTAAAAGAGTTATACAAAGATAATAATAAACAATAAGTGAACATTGAAAGGAGATAATTATTATGGAAAGAAAGATTACAATTACAGCGAGTGATGGAAGAGTATTTACAGGAACAAAATATAAGGCATTAGAAGATGAAATTAATGTTTATGAACTAGAATTAAGCCAGAAGAAGTTAGAAGCTGCCGAAAGAAAGCGTAAGGAAGATGAAAAGCGAAAGGAACTTGCTCGGTATAAAGAAAAGAAGTTAAAAGAGATCAATGAAGTATTTAAGTCGCTTGATGATATGATTAAAGAATATGAAGAAAAAACTGGAATGAAATTATACTATAGTAAAAATTATTGTGGTGGAGATTACTCAATTAAAGAAACCACTAATACAATCGATATGGCTTGGGATAATTTACTTGAAGACATCATAAAAGCTGTAAGAAAAGCCTAAAATATACTGAAATAGTAGTACAAAATAGCACTTAAATAGCACAAAACAGTATAAAAATAGGCTAAAAAGTACTATAGAATCGGGGTTTGATTCGGTAATACAAACAATAATAAACATGGTAACAATTAAAAATTATAATACATATTAAAGGAGAACAAAGAATGGCAAACGATACTAAGAAAAAAGAAGGATTAGGATTACCACAGACTAGAGGATCATTTCAAATTAGAGGAAAAGTTTTAGGAACTTCTAAAGATAATTTTTACACAGAAAAATTAACTAAGACTGATAAGCCTTGGAGAGCAGTAAACTTTGGTGTGCAGTTCAGCGATGATGCAACTATTTATGTTGGATTAAATGGTATGGAAAGAGATAAGGTTTATTATACCAAGAAAGCCGAAGAAAAAGGTGCAAAATCAGAAACGGTAACAGTTGATTGGAAAGAACGATTCAAGTTTAAAGAAAATCCTGCAAATAAAGATTACCAGTTAATCGGTGTAAATGTTGGTGTTACAAAAACCAAAGATGCAAAAGGGAATGATGTTAATGATAAAAAGAAACTAACTGATTACGATGCTTGTAAAGAAATTGGAGATAACCTTAAAGATAATCAGACAGTATTTATTAAAGGTACAATTGATTATAGTACATATAATAATAAACATATGACAAAATTTGTTCCTTCACAGGTGTCATTAGGAAAAGATGTTGATTTTACAGCAGAAGACTTTAAACCTATGGCAGACTTTACGCAGTTTATTGTATTTACTGGAATTACGCCAAACGAAGAAAAGACAAAGGCAACTATGTCAGCAAAGATTGTAAACTTTGAAACAGTTGAAGACGCAGAATTCGTCATTACTGATATGAATCTTGCAAAAGTATTTAATAAGAACTTAAAGCCATATACAGGAATTAAAGTTTGGGGAGATATTTCAGTTGAAAAAGACACAGAAGAAGTTGAAGCAACTGATTGTTGGGGAAGTAAAAATGACATGGAAAAGGTAAACGCTCCAACAGTTAGAGAATTAGTTATTACTGGTGCTGATCCTGATACAATTGATACTGAAACTTACACAGAAGATGCAATTGACAAAGCCATCGAAAAGGTTAAAGCGTCAAAAACAGCTGAAAATGACTTTGGTAGTGTTGACAAATGGGGTAGTGTAGGAAGTACAGATGATAATGATATGGATGCAGGGTGGTAAAACCACCTTGTACCACAAAATATTAACTATAAACAATACAAACACAAATAGGAGGATTTAAAATGGCAACAGGAAGAGGCGGTAAGTCTGTTAAAACTAAATTGGGATTTTTATTATATGGTGACTATGGTACATGGAAATCAAGTTTTTGTCTTGAGTCACTTAAGCTAAAAACAGAAGATGGAAAGCCATTTAGAGTGTTATACATAGATGCAGAAGCAGGTTCAGTTGATAGCTACTTGGAGAAATGTGAAGCAGAAGGTGTTAATCTACAGAATATTTACATTGTATATACACAGTCTTTATCAGAAGTAAAAGATTTTATTAAGAGAGCTAAAGATGGTAGTGATTTTTATGAATTTGATGACGATGGAAATGAAACTGATGATGTTTACTTAGATGCAGATGGAAATTCATTTAGACCTGATATGGTTGTTGTAGATGGTGTAACATTGCTTTACGTGGCAAAGCAGCAAGGTATTGTCGATTTTTCAAAGAAACGTGCAACTGTAAGAGCAAAGAAAAATGAACTTACTGGAATGGAAAAGGAAGTAACTATTGAATCTGCTGGACTTGAAATTAAAGATTATAACACACTTAAATTTGAAGGTCAGGATTTGATTCTTGAATTATTATCATGTGGTAAGCACTTTGCAGTTACTTGTAGAGAAAAAGCAGAAACAGAACCATATAGAGATAAAGATGGTTCAATTAAATCCATGAGAACAGGAAAATTCATCGTAGAAGGATTTAAGGATATCGGATATAATTGCAAAACAGCTCTTAGAATGTTTAAAGATGAAGATGGAATCATTAAAGCTTTAGTAGATCAGAAAGACAGAACGTTAGTACATGAGCAGAATGAAATTATTATTGAACCTTCAATTCTTGATTGGCAAGCAGCTATTAATAAGAATAAGGGAAAGAAAGATTTCACTGTATCTAATACACTTAACTCATCTATTGAAATTGAGAGACAGGCAATTGAAAAAGAGAATGCAAAGTTTGATGATGAATTAACTAGTGAAAATACTTCATTAACAAATAGTTCATTATCAACAGTTGCAGATTATCAGAGTGCTATTCAAGAAGCAATTGGTAAATTAACACAGGTAGAAAAATCTAAGAAACAAGCAATTATTGCAGATGCAAAATTACCAAAAGCATACCAGAAATTAACTGACATAGAAGAGTTAAAGAAGTATTACGAAATTGTTTCACAGAAGTAATTATACATTAAAAATACATGGGTGGTGGAGATTATCTATCACCCATAATGTAAAGTAGGTGGAGAATATAGACAAGATTTTTAATAGAATTTGTTATCACTGTAAATCAAAAATTAAATTAAAACGATATGATAATGAAAATGTAGCATATTATGACAATCATTATTATCACACGCAATGTCTTACAGACATTATTAATAACGAAGGAAATAAATTAGTTAGAAAATGTGGCTGTTGCAAGGAAGATATTAATTTGATTAAGTCAGAAAATGTAATATTTTATGACGGAAAATATCATCATTATGAATGTTTTATGAACAAGTGTAATACAATGAAAACTCCAAAATGGAAGACGGCATTAAAATACATAGATCAATATATTGAAGAAGCAAAACAAAATATATCAAAATTAAGTGAAACCATAAAGCTTGATATTAACGAATTGCCGAATTACGAATTGGATGCTGAAAAAAATATTACTAGAATATTTAATGAGTCAGATGTTGATGATTTTATAAAAATTCAATACGATACCACAGCAATTCCATGGAAAATATTATGCAAAGTTTATAATGGGACGTATAAAAATTTAACAAAACCTATTCCTCCAGAAGATTTACTTGATATGTGGACTCAAAAGATTGACAGTTTAAATAAGATTGCAGAAAGAAATAGAAAATCAGGCAATGAAATTACTGGCATCGGTAGAATCTCATATGATTTAGCAATATTAACTAACAAATATGACGGATATCTTAATTGGAAAGAACAACAACGAATTGCATTAGTAGAGCAAAAACAGAAAAGACAAGAAGAAAACAACTCAATTAATTATGAAAATATAAATATGGCAGTAATTAAAAATAATAATACACAAAACAACACATTAAATATAAATGATATTTTAGATGAAATATAAAGATAGGCGGTGAATTACAATAGATACTACAGAAAATTTGGTTTCAAATATTCAAAACGAATTTCTTATAATTGGATGTATTTACAAACAACCTGATTTATTTATAGAGCATGGTCAGCACATAAAAAGCAAGTATGATTTTTATGACGAAGCAACAAGATTCTTTTATGATATGGCAGCGATTATTTATCAAAAGAGAACTCAAATATTCAATAAAACTACTATTACTACATTTATGACAGAGGATACGGATCGTCTAACTTTATATAAAAAATATGGTGGTTGGAAAACAATAGAAAGTTGGATGGGTTTAGGGCTAGAAGAAAATTTTAATAACTATTTTGAAGTATTAAAGAAATATTCATTACTTAGAGAATATCAAAGGAATGGGTTTAACATTGATAAAATTGTGAACCATAAGAAATTTGAAATGTTTACCGCAATGGATATTTATAGATTAATCCGTAGTAAAGCAGACAGAATACATACAGTTATTTTAACAAATGAAGAAGCAGAAATATTAAACACAAATATTGTATCAACTTTAATTAAATGTATGGAAACGCCAGACTTAGGATTGCAGATGCCATTTCCTATTTGTAATGATATTTTCAGAGGTATGAAAAGAAAATCTGTTATGGCAGTTGGTATGTTAAGTAATGCTGGGAAGAGTAGATATATGACAAAACTGATTGCTTACATAACACTTGTATTAAAAGAAAAAGTATTTGTTTTGCTGAATGAAATGACGGTAGAAGAAATAAGATATGCGTTGATTACAACGGTTATTAACAATCCAGAGTTTCAATATCTTCATGGATTAAAACTAAAAAAGAAAGAAAAAGAATTAACACTTGGTTTATATAAGGATAATCAAGGTGAATTTATATATCCGCTTAAAGACGAATGTGGAGATACAATAGAAAGCATAGAAGATTATGCGAAGAGAGTATCAGAAAATTCTGACGAATACAACAAGATAATAAAAGTGGCTAAGTGGATTGAAGATGAAACACAAGGATTAATTTTAACAAAAGACATTTCAGCAGCTTACGATGATAAAACATTGGAATTTGAAATTAGAAAGGCTAACTTAACGCAAGGAATTAATTACTTTTTCTACGATACTGCAAAGTCGGATGTTGAAGCAACAGGAGATTGGGCTGCATTTAAAACAACAGTTACAAAATTAACAGAGTTATCCAAGCAACTAAATATGTTTGGTTATTTATCAATACAGCTTACAGATGATGTTAATTATATTAAACCGGACGAATTAACTTCAAGTAATATTGCTAATGCAAGGCAGATAAAGCATGTATTACATACATTATTGTTATTTAAAGAGATTAATAAAGACGATTTTCATAAATACGGTTATATAGCGGAAGCAAAAGATTGGGGAAGTCCAGCAATACATGATTTGGATTTAAACAAAAGATATTATTGTGCATGTGTAGACAAGAATAGATTTGGTAGCAAAAAGAAATTGCTTTTTGAAGTTGATTTAGATCTCAATATATGGCTAGAAATTGGAGAATTAGTAAAACGATAGGATGGTGATAGGAATTGGACATTGAAGGTTTAAAAGAATACATATTAGAAAACAATTGTATACCAACAATACTTGAAGAACTTGGATGTCATCATATTAAATATATCAAAGCAGCAAGCGGAGATAATTATTACAAGGCAGCGAATCCTGATGGTGATAATCTTTCAGCAGTTTTAGTTTATGAAAATTCAAGTTTATATACTATTAATAATACACGAGATATAGGAAGTAAAGAAGGAATCTCTGATATTATTAGTTTAGTTGAGTTTTATAAAAATGAAAATTTCTATAATTCAATGAAATGGGTATGTGACATATTAGAAATTGACTATTATCATGATTTTGACGAAGATGTTCCAGAAAGCATAAGGCTTACAAAGTTAATAATGGAAATGCAACAAGGAGATAGTAGTAAAGATGAAGAAAAACCTTTAAATCCAATTCCAGAAGCTATCCTTAGTTATTATAAAAATTATGTTAACGACTTTTTTTATAGAGACAATATTACATATGAAGTACAACAAGAATTTGAAATCGGATATGATGAAGCAACAAATCGAATTACAATACCAATTAGAGATGAGTTATCAAATTTAGTTGGGGTAAAGGGTAGGCTTTTTGAAATAGATATAGGTGAAAATGAAAACAAGTATTCATACATAGAACCATGTGGAAGATCCAAAATATTATATGGACTATATAAAACTTATCAGTTTATCAAACAAGAAAAATTAGTATACGTTGGAGAAAGTGAAAAATCTGTTTTGCAGATGATAAGTATGGGACATTACAATGCAGTTGGTATAGGTGGAAAGAAAATATCAAAGTGCCAAATTGATAAACTAACTAGATTATGTGTTGATATTGTATTTTTGTTTGATAAAGATGTTACACAAGAAGAATTACAAAGTATAGCGGATAGATTTATAGATGGTGTAGTCATTTACGCTGTAATTGACACTATTGGCATATTGGATGAAAAAGAATCTCCAACAGATAATAGTGAGAAATTCCAACAATTAATTGACAAATGTAAATTTAGAATAAAATAAGGACGGTGCTTAATGAAATATAAATTGATAGAAAATAGCTTAAATGATGTTGATAATCCAAAGAAAACAATATTGCAGAATCGTGGAATTGATAACTGGAAAGATTACTTGGAGTTAAGTGAAAAGTGTTTACATGATTATAAAGAGTTAAAAAATATTGATATTGCGGTAGAAAGGTTCTTATATCACATTAATGCAAATAATAACATACACGTAATAGTAGATTCTGATGTAGATGGATATTCATCGGCAAGTATATTAATACGATATATCAAAGAAATTGGAAATGGAAACCTAGTAACATATTCGTTGCATACTGGAAAACAACATGGTATTTCAAATGATATTAAGATTCCAGAAGATACAAAGTTACTCATAGTTCCAGATGCAGGAGCAAATGATTTTGAACAATGTAAAGAATTACAAGAAAAAGGAATTGATATTATCATATTAGATCATCATTTGTGTAATGAAGGTGAAAATCCATATGCAATTACAGTGAATAATCAAACATGCGATTATCCAAACAAAAACTTATGTGGTGTTGGTATTGTATATAAATTTCTACAAGCATTAGATGAAGAACTGTGGAACAATTATTCTGATAATTATTTAGACATGGTTGCGTTGGGGAATATAAGCGACGTTATGGATATGAGAGAATATGAGACAAGATACTTAGTTGAACAAGGATTAAATAAAATTAGAAGTAAATTGATTAAGGCTTTAATTGAAAAACAGTCATATTCAATGAACGGAATTGTAAATATAACATCATTGCAGTTTTACGTAACACCTATTTTAAATGCAATGGTTAGAGTTGGTGATGAAGAAGAAAAGGATTTGTTATTTAGAGCATTTATAGAAACTGATGAAGTATTCAAATATAAAAAACGTGGTGAAGACACGGAAACTGATGAGGATATTTATACTAGAGCTGCTAGGTTATGTGCGAATGCAAAAGGCAGACAAAGTAAAACGGTTGAAAAAGGTGTTAGTGAAATCCAAAAACTAATTGAAAAGAAACAATTATACAATGATAAGATTATGTTTGTTAATGTGACAGATGTTTTAGGCTCAACACTTACTGGATTAGTCGCTATAAAAATCGCAGAGCAGTATGGAAAACCTTGTTTATTATTAAGAAGACAAGCTGATAGTACAGAAGATAAAGTATTATATGGCGGTTCCGGAAGAAACTTTGATAATAGTCCAATAGATAGTTTTAAGGGATTTTTAGATGAGTTGGGAATGTTTGAATATGTTAATGGGCATAATTCAGCTTTCGGATTTTCAATAAATAGAAATAATATTACACAAGCAATAAATGAGTGTAATGAAAAATTGAAAGAAGTTGATTTTACAAAATGTTATCAAGTAGATTTTGATATAGATGCAAATAAATTATCAGTTGGTTTTATTAAAGCAATTGACGAGATGAAAGATATCTTTGGACAAGGAGTAAAAGAACCTATAGTACATATTAGTAACATTTTAGTTGACAGCGAAGATATTACAATTATGGGTAAAAATCAAAACACATGGAAAATCATTGATAGTAATAATGGTTTTGCTTTTGTTAAATTCAATGCAGATATAGAAAATGATGATGTACTTAAAGAATTACATAAGATGTCTGATGAAGAAATTGAAAATGGTAAAACATTAGGAGTTATAGACATTATAGGAACTGTATCAATTAACAATTACAAAGGAATCCTAACTCCACAGATAATAATTAAAGACTATACATATAAAAAGTAGGTGATATAAATGGCAAGTTCACTTCATAATCATACTGATTTTTCAGTATTAGATGGATTTTCCCATCCAGAAGAGTATCTTATTCAGGCAAGTAAAATTGGTTTAAAAGCATTTGCGGTGACAGAGCACGGAAATCAATACGGTTGGTGCTATTTTGATAAGTTAAAGAAGAATTATCCAGATGTAAAAGTTATCTATGGAGTAGAATTATATGAATGTTTTGATATAGATATTAAAGATCAAGACAGTAAATACTTCCATTTAATTGCATTAGCAAAAAATGAAAAAGGAAGAATAGCTTTAAACGAAGTAATTACTAAAAGTAATTTTGAAGGATTTTATTACAAACCTAGAGTTGACTTAGAAATGTTAAAGCCATATGCGGATAACATGGTTATTCTTTCAGCTTGTTTGGCATCAAAGATAGCGAGAGAATCTGATTACAAAAAGTGTGTTGAATATGTAAATGAATATAAAAGCATATTTCCACACTTTTACCTTGAAATGCAGAGTCATAAAACTATAGACCAAGAAAATTATAATAAGAAAATACTTCAGTTATCACATGAAACTAATACAGGTTTTGTAATAACAACTGATAGCCATGCAGCAACAAAAGAAGATTTATATTATCAAGCGAGACATGTGCAAATTGCAAGAGATGATGATACTTTAACTGAATTGTATGATGATTGTTACGTTCAGACAGATGAAGAGATACATAGTATTATGGACATACAGATTGGAAGAGATAATGTTAATATTGGAATTCAAAACTCTGATATTATAACTGATTTGATTGAAGATGTTAACATGCCGTTTCAATCACCACAATTACCTACTTTTCCATTACCAAACGGATATGACGATAACTATTCTTACTTAATAGATTTATGCAATAAAGGTTGGACTATAAGAGGTATCAATAAGTTATCGGACGAAGAACAAAGTGTTAGAAAGAAAAGACTTGATTATGAATTAAGCGTTATTCACCAAATGGGTTTTGATGGTTATTTCTTATTCGTATGGGACTTTATTAAATGGGCAAGAGAAAATGATGTATATGTTGGTGATGGTCGTGGTTCTGGTGGTGGTGCTATTGTAGATTATCTACTTGGAATATCAGAACTTGATCCAATTAGTTATAATCTTATTTTTGAAAGATTCTTAAATCCAGAGCGTATATCAATGCCTGATATTGATACAGACTTCTCAGATAGAGAAAAAGTTGTAAGATACTTAACTGAAAAATATGGTGAAGATAAAGTATGCCAAGTTATTAATTTTTCATATATTACGCCTTGTGTTGCAATAAATGATGTAGGAAGAGTATTAGGAATTCCATATAATGTATGTAAAAAGATTAGTAAAAAGTTTGTATATGAAACATTTGAAGAATGTGTTTCAAATAATCCAAATCTATATGAAGAATTTATTGATTATAAAGAATTATTTGATATAGCAAGTAAGATTAGTGGTCGTGTCAGACAAGCATCTATCCATGCTGGAGGAGTTGGTATTGTTGATACTAAGATTACAGACTATATGGGAATGAAAGTTGGTAGCAAAGGCGAACATGTAATTCAAGTAGACAAAAAGGTTATAGAAGACATTGGAATTATCAAGTTTGACCTTTTAGGATTGGCTACAACATTAAATACAATTAAAGACACAATTAAATATGCAAATATTGACAACTGGGAAATAGATATAAATAATCCAGAGTTCTTAAATAACAAAGAAATGTATGAATTATTGTGTTCAGCCGATGTTAACGGAGTTTTTCAGGTAGAATCACAAGGAATGAAGGATTTATTAATAAGATTACAACCATCTAACCTAGAAGATGTATCCGCTGTATTAGCTTTGTATAGACCAGATAGTATGGGTGCTTTGGATGAATATATTGAATGTAAACATGGAAGAAAAAAAGTAAGTTATATTCATCTAGATATGAAGCCTATTCTTGAAAGTACATATGGTTGCATGATTTATCAAGAACAATTAATGGATATTGTTAGAGTATTTGGTGGAAGAACATATGGTGGTGCTGATAAATTTAGAAAAGCAATTGGAAAAAAGGATATTGAATTAGTTAAATCAGAATCGGCAAAACTATATCAAGAAATAATTGATAATGGCTACGGTGAAGAGATAGCAAAACAAATTAGCGATGATCTTTCCACAAAAGGGGGCTATTTATTTAACAAATCGCATTCTGCTTTGTATTCGGTTCTTACATTGAAAACGGCATATTTAAAGAAGAAATATCCAGTCGAGTTTTTCTGTGCATTATTAAATCAGAAACGTGATGATTATGGTGCTTTAAATAAATACATACTTGACGCAAAAAACTTTAATGTAGAATTACTTCCACCTCATCTTAATAAATCTGAAAGAGGATTTAAAGTAGATAACAGTAAAATATTATTTGGACTAGAAGCCATAAAAGGAATCGGAGAAAAATTTGTTGATTCATTAATCGAAGAAAGAAATATTGATAAGTTTGAAAACTTTACAAACTTCTACGAGAGAATGAATCCATCAAATGCAGTTGTAATAGCATTAGTTAAGGCTGGTGCAATTCCATGTAAAAACAAAAGAAACTTCTTATTACAATTTGCAAGCAAACAATTTGAAAAAAAACCATATAAAGCAGTCGTATCTTTACCAAAATTATCAGTATTAAAAGAAAAATATGGAATTGATACTGATATTATTAAGGACAAAGACAAGCGGTTAGAACTATATAATATCGAAAAAGAGAAAGAATACCTTGAATTGCAAGATGATAAATACAAAAAATCAATGGAAGAGTTTAATGAAAAGTATTTGCAAAATGAACAGTTTTGGGAATTTGATGCACTATCAGTATTTATTAATGACAATCCTTTTGTTGAAGCTTATAAATATATTGAAACACCTTTCGATGAAGTAGAAGAAGGTAGTAAAGGCTTGGTAGTAGGTATTATTGCTAATATACAGAAGAAGAAAGACAGAAATGGTAAACAGTTTGCTTTCTTATGGATGTATTCGGCATTTGGATTAATTGAAGTAATATGTTGGCATACACAATATAAACAGTACGAAGATTTAATTAAGCGTGGAAATCAGATTGCTATGCTATGTAACAAGAGTGATGAAAAAGCCGTTATTAAAGAAATGAAGACATATAAGCAATGGTTGGAAGATAGAAAACTAACTAAGCTATTGTAGAAAGGAAATATAAATGGCAGAACAATTAAAGTTTAAAATAGTTCCACAGTTAGAGAGATTTTATTCTGACGATTCATCTTATGGTGTTTATGTATTTCATACCATGGATGATATTCCAGAATATGATTTAGTACCTGATAATCCATTTGATAGTAATACAAATGACAACTTAAAAATGAGTATATTAGCAGGTAATATGCAACATTTATTTATCGGTTCAGAATATGAAATTACTGCTGTTATGGAATACAACTCAAAATATAAATCTTATCAATATAAACCTATTGGGGCTATTACTGCAATAGCTCCAAGGAGCGAGGATCAACAAAGAAAGTTCTTGTCTTCGTTAATTACAAGTAAACAATGTGATATATTAATGGAGACATATCCAAATATAGTAAATGATATTATTGATGGAACTGATAATGTAGATTTATCATTGTTACATGGTATTGGTGAGTATACATATAACAATATTAAAGAAAAAGTTTTGGAAAATTATATAATATCAGACATACTTGTTTTACTTCAGCCACTTGGAGTTAGTTTTAAAATGATAAAAAAGTTATTAATGGACGAACCAAATCCTGCATTATTAAAAGAGAAACTATTAGACAATCCATATATAATGACAAGGATAAGAGGGCTTGGATTTAAAACAGTAGACCAATTGGCATTAAAACTTAACCCAGACTTACGAGTATCAGCAAAGCGAACATATGCATTTTTAAGTTATTACTTTGAAGAAATGGGAAATAATCAAGGACATACTTGGATAAACATAAATGCTTTAGAAAATACTATTGTAGATAATATTAATGAATGCTTGGATGTTTATAAAAGTATCATAGAAGAAGAAAAAGAACATGAAAGGATATTACACTTTGATGGCGATAAGGTTGGTTTGGCAAGATATTATCAATTAGAGGTAAATATATATGATGTGCTAAAAGAACTAAATACATTTAAAAAACTTTCAGTCACAGATGAAGATATAGAAAATGGTATACAAGAAGCGGAAAACGAACAAGGATTTCCACTAACTGATGAACAAAAAGATACTGTAATTAAATCACTTAATGATAATGTAGTTGTAATTGCAGGAAAAGCAGGAACAGGAAAATCAACTATATCAAGAGCATTATTAAAAATATACTCAAAGGCAAATTATTCGATTTCAACATGTGCATTAAGTGCCAAAGCAGCACAAAGAATTATTGAAGCAACAGGTTATCAGTCATCAACTATTCATAGATTACTTGGGGTATCACCAAAAGGAGGATTTGAACATAACCATAGTAACCCATTACCATGTGATGTACTTCTTGTAGATGAGTGTTCTATGATAAACTCAAGTATATATTATTCCTTAGTTAGTGCAATAAGAGAAGGTAAAAAGATTATCATGTGTGGAGACAATAGACAGCTTCCACCTATAGGATATGGTAATATATTCAGCGATTTATTATTAAAAACTGATGTTATAAGTGTTCATCATTTAACAAAAGTATTAAGACAGGCAGAAAAGTCAGGAATACTTTCTGATGCAAACAAAATTAGAGAAGGTATTTCACCAATTACTCAACCAGAGTTAAAAATTGTTACTGGTGAATTACAAGATATGACGTATATGTTTCGTGATAATAGAGAAGGATTACAGAATATTGCAGTAAATACATATTTAAAAGCGATTGAACAAGATGGTATGGATGAGGTTGTTATTATTACACCTAGAAGAAATAATTGCTTGAATAGTGCAGAAGAAATAAATATCAAGTTAAGCGATTTGTTATTGCATGATAAAAATGTAAAAATGAGACTTGGTAAGAAAGATTATCTTATTGGCTCAAAGGTAACTCAAACAGAAAATAATTATGAAAAGAATGTATTCAACGGAGAGGTTGGATATATTACCAGTATTAAAGAAGTCCAACAAGGTAAAGAAAAGAAAATAGTATTTACTGTAGATTATACGATGAATGATAATATTAAAACTATTGAATATTCTAGAAATGAATTGGATCAATTAGATTTGGCATATTGTGCTACGTGTCATCGTTTACAAGGTAGTGGATATAAAACAGTAATAATTATAATTGATATGACACATTACACTTTGTTAGATACATGTTTATTATATACAGCAATTACTAGGGCAAAGAAAAGATGCTTATTATTAGCAGAACCAAAGGCATACCAGATGTGTATTGAAACTAATAAAAGTCAGAGTAGACAGACATGGTTAAAATATCTTTAAAATAATAACAAATAATAATAAACAAGATGTTGACAACACACTTAACCTGTGGTAAGATTATTTCAGACGGAAGAGAAAGGCTGAATTAATAGTATCACAGGTTTTTATTACATAATAGAGATAATAATAAACAATAATATTAAACAATGAAAAGGAGAAAGAAATGAAAGAAGTAGTAAGAATTTTTAAACAGATTCAAGAAACAAGTGGTAAGAATGACAAGGAGAGAATTATTAGAGAGAATAAAAATAACGAGTTGTTCAAAAAAAGTCTCGTATTTTTACTCGATGGAAATGTGACAACAGGTATTAGTAAAGCTAAGATTGAAAAAAGGTTGGATATTGTAAATCATATTACAATTGATAAAATGGATTTTGAATTGTTAATGGATTATATTCAAGACAATAACACTGGTAGAGATAGTGATATTTCAATAGTGCAGTCATTTATTGATAATCAACCAGACGAATATCGTGAGTTTTATGAACAGATGATTACTAAAAGTATTAAGTTAGGAGTAGATTACAAAACAGTAAATAAGGCAATTCCAAACTTAATTGAGACTTGGGAAGTTCAACTTGGATCTGGTTTTGATAAGCTAAAATTAAAGAATAACGAATGGTTTTCACTTAGTCAGAAGTTAAATGGAAACAGATGCTCATTCTATAAAGGTAAATTAATCAGTAGACAAGGTAAACAGTTTAAAGGATTTCAGCATATTATTGATGATATTATTGCCTGTGGACTTGAAAATAAGTTTATCGATGGTGAATTAATCAGAAAGAATACCGATGGATTGTCAGATGGAGAGAATTTTCGTATTGGTACTGGAATTATTAATTCTGATGCAGAAACAAAAGAAGAAATTAAACTAGTGATTTTTGATATGTTTTCTGCTGAACAGGTAAAGAATAAAGTTTCAGATTGCACATATAAAATCAGATATGAAAATAATATTAAACCATTAAGAGAAGAAATCGAAAAGAAAAACTTACATAATATTGAAGTAGTAAAAGTAGTTTACCAAGGAACAGACCAATCACAAATTAATAAGTGGTTAGATTATGCAGTAGAACACGATTGGGAAGGACTTATGATTAATAAGGATGCAACGTATAAATGTAAAAGAACCACTGATTTAATCAAGGTAAAAAGATTTTATGAATGTGATGTTAAGTGTATCAGAGTGGAAAAAGGAGATGGTAAGTATTCTAATACACTAGGTGCTATTGTAGTTGATTATAAAGGATTTGAAGTTAATACTGGAAGTGGATTTACAGATGAACAAAGAGATTATTATTGGAATAATCCTGATGATATAGTAGGTAAAATTGTAACTATAAAATACAAAGAGGAAACTCATAATAAAAATGGTGGAACTTCAATCCAATTTCCAATTTTTCAATGTGTTAGATTTGACAAAACAGAAGAAAGTTATAATTAGGAGGTATATTTATTGGGTAGATTTATTGATTTAACTGGAAAGACTTTTGGAAGATTAAAAGTTATTTCAAAAACTAATGAAAGAACTAAAGATGGTTCAGTTATTTGGGATTGCATATGCGAATGTGGTAACAAACACAAAACCTATAGCACATTACTGTTGAGTGGACAATCAAAATCCTGTGGTTGTCTTCAAAAAGAAATTGCAGCAACATATTGTAAAAATAATTATAAAAAATATAATACATATAACTTAACCGGTGAATACGGAATAGGATATACATCTAAAGATGAAGAATTTTATTTTGATATTGACGATTATACTAAGATTAAAGATGTGTGTTGGTGTGTAAGCGTAAATGGATATTTGGTTGGGTATATAGACGATGTTATGGTTAGTATGCATCGCATTATTAAAAATCCATCAGATGATAGCGACGTGGATCATATTAATCACAATAAATTAGATAACAGAAAAATTAATTTAAGAGAATGTACAAGAAGTCAAAATTTAATGAATAAAGATATAGGATTAAATAATACAAGTGGATACAAAGGAGTATATTGGAGCAAAAATTATAAGAAATGGGAAGCTAGAATATTTGTTAATAATAGTCAGATGTTATTAGGTTATTATGATAGTTTTGATGAGGCTGTACAGGTTAGAAAAGAAGCAGAAGAACAGTATTTTGGAGAATATAGTTATGATAACTCAATGAAATTGTCAAGCAATTTCTAATAAATTCGGTTTTTGATGCAGAATTAAGAAAGGAGAAAACATGAATAAATTTTTAGAAAACATAGATGAAATATTTGAAGCATTATATGGAGATAAATATTCAGATGATAGTGGTGAATTATTTTCATCAGAATACAAATGGGAAATAGAGAATATGAACAATAATTATATCGAGTATTTAAGGGCTATTAGTAACGCTTCGCTTTCTGTATTAGAATCAGAATTAGCTCACTTCTTAGTTTATATAGAATATATGCATATAGGAAATGATCATCTGGTTCGTAATAATGTTGATATCAGGAAACTAGAAACTGTAGCATTAAAGTTACTATAAAATCTGTCATTGGTTAAGAAAAAAGGGGGTACAATGAAAACTAGTCAAGAAGAAAGACTTAAAATGACACATGACGAGTTGGTTAGGGCTATATGGTTATTGGATGAAATATTAGAAAACTATGAATGGATAATGTGTTCTGATAGACTTCCTACGATGAAGGAAGTACAGCGTAATGATTGCAGGTTTATAGTAACAGATGGGAATAGAGTATATGAAGATTGTTTTGATTATATGGCTGACGGATATATTGAACCTAAATGGATATATAGTATGTCATGCCAGCCTACTCATTGGATGAATATGCCATCTAGACCTTTAAAATAGTAAAAAAATTAAATGTTTGGGAAATATACGCAGGAAGGAGTCTTCTAACATACGTGTTAGGCTTTGGGAATCTATAGGACAGTGGGGCGTATACAGTCTACTTTGAAAGAGAAGCGTTTTGGGTTTGGGTAGATAAAAAAGAAATAAAATGTGTAAATAAAAGAGATATTTTATCAGTTTATTAGAAAGGAATAATAATGGATAGATTAACAAATAGAAACTATAACGACATTATTAAATGTCAAGATTGTATTGAAGAGAGTAATTGCTATGAAAACTCATGTGGTCAAATAGAAAAGGCAATACATAAATTAAGAGATTATGAGAACTTAGAATGTGACGGGTTACTTTTAAAACTTCCATGTAAAGTTGGAGATGTTATATACATAGTTACAACCTGCAAAACTTTTCCACCTAAATTAGACGGAACAATGTGGGATTCTGATGGTGGATTTGGAACAGCCACAGGATATTATTGCCCATATGAAGACTCAAATTTATGTCCATTTATCAATTGTGAAGATCCAGATTGTAGCTATCACGAAAATGAACTTGGAATATTTGAAGATGTAGTGTGTCACATATGTATTGAAGAAGATAAGATGTGGTTTGTTTGCGAAAATTCTAATGGTTGGGAATTAAGTGATTTTGGTAAAACAATATTTTTAGCTAGAAAAGGAGCTGAATTAATGTTAGTAAAAACAAAACAATAAGATTGATGTTACCGACATTAAAGTCGGTCAGATAGGAGATAAAATGATAATTTATAAATTTAGGGCTTGGGATAAAAATAGAAGAGAATTATGTAAAGTGTCTTCAATAGAATTAAATGACAATGGTATTTTTTGGATAGAAGTTATAAACTCTGATAATGTATTAAGAAGATTATATCCAAAGCAGTATGAAATTAATCAATATATTGGAATAAACGATAATTCTAATAACCAAATAAATGATGCAGAACTAGAAGATAAAGAAATCTATTTACATGACATTATAAAATTTTGTTATAAAGGTATTACATATACTGGAATCGTTAAAGTTGGAATTGGTTCATTTATAGTAGTTGCAGATGAATTACCAGATGGATATATAAATATTAACAAAATAACAACTACAGATGGAGATTATAGTTGGATTAATGGGATTGTAGTTGGGAACACATATAAATATATGACAAATTAATAAAATTATTAGGAAGGAATGATTATATGAGTATTACTGCTAATTGCAAAAATTGTATATGTAATAGATGTTATAATAATAAAATAGGCAATGATGGAGAATGCAAAATATGTAATGAATGTCAGTGTCAAGTGGAAAATACAATTACAACAATGCAATTATGTTTTAATGATAAAGATGATATAAACTAATTAGTTAATACATTTATTAAAGAGAGTAATTTTAATTGAAAAAGAAGCTTGAAAAATAATATATTTATCTCTAAAGGAGAGTGTAAAAAACTATGAATAAAAAATATATAATTGAATTAACTAATATTAATCCTGATTACCAAGATGATGTCGAAGGTAATTTGGAGGAATTATTTTATAATGTTGTAGAATTTGCAACAGATGTTCGTATTGAAGATATAACAGATGAGGAGGAATAATGATATATGACTTTTGAAGAAAGATATATAAAAGCTGCTGATAGAGGAGAATTTCAATATGAAGTGTTAGAGGTAGATGATTGTACAGGTAAAATAATTGCAGAAGAATGTAAATATAAAGGTAAGGCAGTTGGAATTATTAGAAATTCATGTGGTGAGTTTGAAATAGAAATTGACAATTTGAATAATGATCCATCATACATATTTGAAACAAGAAGCAACAGAAAGTCGGCAAGGGAATTATTGGAACGTATAATTAAGAACGATGAAAGTAATAATGGTAAGAATTTAATGTTTGTGCATTAAATGTAAAAGCAGATAGAACTATGATTTCATTGTAAATAATAACAAACAATAAAGAAAGGAAAATACATAATGAAAAGTACAGGAGTTGTAAGAAGAATTGATGATTTAGGAAGAGTGGTAATTCCAAAAGAAATTAGACGTAACATGTTGTTAGAAGAAGGAGATCCGTTAGAAATCTTTACAGATGCCGAAAACGGAACGGTTACATTTAAGAAATATGTTCCAGATTATGATTTCTATGATATGGTGACTGATTTAGAACGTAGATTTGTATTTGCTACAGAAATGGTAGGACATAAAAATACAAATGAAATTAAGCAGCGATTTGAAGATATTAAGAAGTTGTGGCTTGATACTGCGATTGAAGAATAAGACGATAAAGTCTGTAATTTATATGCTTTGAGAAAGGAAAGTAAAGTATGTATAATAAAAATGTAAACCTTGATAATCTATTAGGATATTGGAATCAATCACTTCCTGATAAGGTTGATTATGCAGATTTAGTTTGTGCACCAGCATTTGCATACGGATATGAATTTGTATACGAAGACGAGTATGGATACATGGTTAAAGATACTATTAAAGCATTAGAAAAACTAAAAGAATACGAAACATTAATTGGACAAGGGAAAATACCAAAATATCATATTGGTGATTCAATTTATTTTAGAGTTAAAGGATGGAATCAATTTCATGAATACGTTGATTTTATTCAGACACAAAAAATATCAAATATAGATATTAATGAATATGGAATTATGTATTCTACAGCATCTGAAAAATTTATGATTAACGATATAGGTAAAACCATATTTTTAACTAAGGAAGAAGCAGAAATGGAATTAAATAAGCTTTAAAAATACGATAAAATGTAAGTTTGATTCGGTCGGAAAGGAAGTGATATCTATAATTACAAATATTGATACATATAAAGAAAAAGATAAGCTATTAGAAGAAAATGATATTGTGGCTGAAACATATGAACCTGAAAACCAGTTTGATATATGGAAATGTACATTATTAAGGAATAAGATTTCTGGTAAATTTTCATTATTTTTAACTGCTGATTCAGATGAACAATGGGTGATTATTGATTTTAAAGAAGATAATTAATAAGCCAAGCAAATGCAAATTCGATTATGATATTGGAGGTGAAATTAAATGAAATATGAAGATATGAAAGATCAATACATTACAGATGAATACGGATTTAAATTTGTTGGTAAATATCATATGCTAGGGAAAGAGCCTAAACCATGTGGGATGTGTGGAAGTATGACTAGAAGTATTGATGTATTTAGTGAAGGATATATTTGTAGTGAAGAATGTCAAGATAAATTTGACAGTTGGTGTAATGAAGTACTAAATAGTTGTGCTGAAGAGTAGATAAAATATCAATTGTATTTGGTTTTAAAGAAGATAATATTAAACACTATGAAAGGAGTAATAGAAAATGACAATAACAATAATAAATGATTCACCATATGAAGTTGAAGCAGGAAATATTCTACATACAACAAATGGAGATTTTCTTATTGTTTCAATTGAATCTTTTAGTAAAAAAAATAATAATAATCAAAAATTATGTGGTTATGGTGCTATATATTTAGACGATGAAAATGAATATCCAACAGAAATGCAATTTATTAATAGTGATTTAGATAGACTAATTGAAAGCATTTGCGACAACAATAACCACAAAATCTTGTCGGTTAGCAAATTTACCTATAAGAAATAAGCGAACCAAAATATCATTTTAATTAGAATTGGAAGGTGTGATAAATGAAAAGATATAACATAGACGGAGACACAGGGTATTATGATACGATGAAACTACCAAGTGGTCAAACTATAAAAATAGAATTTCAGGAAGATTGGAGTAACGACAAGTATTATTATAATATCTATCTAGTTACGACGCATAAGAGAAAACAAGAAAGTTCTACAGTTCTTCAAAGAACAGGTAAAGATGGGTTAAAAGGCGTAATGTGGGCAAGAGAAAAAGTAAAAGAGTTTGAAGAATTTATAAAAGAAATACATAAAGGAATACCAATAATTATTCATTGTGGCTGGGATTGCAACATAAGAAGAAATTTATATGAAAGAGGACTTAAAGATTTAGGATATAAATTTAACAACCAATTTGGATATAAAGTATTAAGCAAAACAGTAATTAATGATGAATAGAACTGCGCTTTGTTTAGGAGTGAGGAAGGAGAATTCGTATGGGAAGTTGTGGATCTTGCGCTGTTTGTCATAAGAAAATAAGAGACAATTTTATCTATGATGAAAATAATAATACGATAGAAGTTTTACCAAACGAAATGTTAATTTGTGACGATTGTAGTAAAAAGATGAATGATACAATAAACAAGCTAATTGATGTATTACCAATTACAAACCAAACCAAATAATACTTTTAAGTGCTTTTAGAAAGGAGATAAGCAATGGAATTAGAATTAAAATGTAAATGTGGTGCTACCGGAAAATTAGTCAAAACAGATGATAGTAGCTATACGCCAGATGAAGGATGGTACACAAATTTAGAAGGTGATATTGATATTACTGAAACACATGATCAAGTTTATTTTAGATGTAATAAGTGTGGAAATGAAATTTGGATGTTTACATAAGCGTATGAATCGACGATATAATTATGAATGGAGGAGTATATGAAATTATTTGATTTTTTAAGAAAATTTAAAGGAGAAACCCGTATTGAAATATACGACTATTTAACAAAGAAAAACCTATATATCGGTTATATCGATGATTTGTACACAGATGAATTTAAACTAGAATGTTTTCCTCAATACGCAACGTTATTAGACAGAAAATTTTCTAATGAAGTTACTATGGCACACAATAGATTATGGATTGAAGTATATCAATAAGATTATAGAATTATAGATTGATTTGGTTTTAGAAAGGAGAATTAGATGCAAGATTATTTACATATTGGATACGATAACGTAAATGGAGATATCCCAACATTAATCGTTGCTCGTAAAACTAAGGAACTTGGACAAAGAATATCAAACACTGAAGTACTAAAACAGTTTAGCGGTGAAACAGCGATAGATGTATATAAATTATTGACAGAAATCAAGAATAAATAAGATCAGGTATTGGTTGGGAAGGAAGTGATATGAGTGAATATCCAAACGGCAAGAAATGTTATTCAAGGAATGTTAAACAAAGGAATATCCGATGGTTCAATTAGAACTGCTTTAGAAATTGCAATTGAAACTATGAATGATATGATGATTGAAGATTGGCATGAAGGTAGAGTAGAAGAAGGATTGGATTTAAGAGTATATATGGGTTATTCTGAAGAAGAATATAACAAATATGTTATGGGAATCATATAACTCTTTGCTTAGGATTTGAAAGGATGTGAGAATAGTATGAAACGAATATATAAGATTGATAGAATAACACTTAAAGATGGTACAGAAAGAACTGATGGTAGATATCCATTAAGAAAGGGTTGTGAATGTAGTTTTTATCATCTAAACGAAGGTGATGTGATGCTATTAGAATACTCAAAAGATAATCAAGGAAATGATAAATCTGGATATCTAAGAACAAGTTTAGTAGATGGTGTGAGTACACATGAAAAATACATAGTAGTTATTACGTGCAATAGTATTTATTATTTTGAATACATAAGAGATGAAAAGTAAACCAAACAATGTTTTTATCAGGAATATGAGAGGAGATTACAATGAAAAAAATTAAATGTACAGTTACAAAAGTTTATGAGTATGAAGTTGAATTAGATGAGAAGGTATGGACTGAAGAAGAACTAAAGAACTGGTCAACATGTTTTTGCGATGTCGATGATCTACAAGAGTTAGCAGAACAATTATCATTAAGAAAGACTGATTATGAAGATGGACAGTTTATTGAAGGGTTTGGAGTTCCGATGATTAATGGTAAGAAACCTTTTGTATGGGGTGATAATAAGGATTCTATTAATGAGAGTGTAAATATTAATATTATCACTGACGGTGAAGCTGATGTTGAAAGTGAAGTAATTGATTAAAATGTGATATTGATTGGAAGTTAAGGAGGTGAAGCAGATGAAAAATAACTATAACACAAAGAAAGAATTTGTTATTATTTTAGTTACATTAGGATTAATGACATTATTAAATTGTTTATGGCAGGTATCGGAATTAGCTTTATATGGAGAAATTCAACATAGAGTAGTTGATGATATTATAAGTATACCAATTATGTATTCTGTATATTTGAATGTAAGGCATTGGTTAGATAAATAATATTACGCAAAGAGAAGTGATAACATGAATGAATATTATACATACGATGAGATATATGGAACGCTGCTACATAGTAACGAAGATGATACAGCGAGAACTTATTTCATCATCGAATGCCTGACGCATAAATTTCATCGTTGGATGTTAGTGTATGGATGGAATAAGGTAGGTAAGAAAAGTTGTGAAAGAAATGGTAATAAAGGATTTGAGATAGTATTGAGAAGAAGTAATGCAGTTAAAAATAATCCTACACAGTAGGTTTATTATAAATAATATTAAGCATAACAAGGAGGATTTTACAGATGGTAAGAGTTATTGGTAATGAAGGATATTGTATTAATTGTGAAATTGCAAAAAAGACTTTAAAAATGAAAGGCATAGAATTTACATATGAGTATTTTACTGACCTTTCAGAAGAAGAACAATTAAGATTAGATAATTTAGCAACTAGCAAGGGTATGAAGAAAATGCCACTGATACTTAAAGATGATGAATTAACAACAATAGCAGAACTGTAGGAGGAAGAAAGAACATGAATAGTAAAACAATTGTAGAAGGATATTTAAGGAAAAATGACTGGAGAGTAAATGAGAGTTCAAATTCAATTTATTCATATGGTGGATTAACAAGATATGCTAAAGGTGAAGTATTCAAAGATTATTGGTTAAGACATGTGTATCCAGAACATATTTCACAAGCCTACATAGATGGTGCAATGCACATTCATGATCTTGGTGATTTAACATTATACTGCTGTGGATATTCACTTAGAGATATTTTAATGAAAGGTGTAAAAGGCGTAAGCAATATTCCTGTATCTATTCCAGCAAAACATTTTGATAGCGTATTAAATCAGATTGCTAATCTTACTACAATATATCAGAACGAAATTGCTGGTGCTGTAGCATTTAATAGCGTTGATACATTGCTTGCAGCTTTTATTAAGTACGACAGACTTACATATAAAGAAGTAAAACAGTCGCTTCAAAACTTTATTTTTAGTATTAATTCAAATAGTAGAGGTGGGGCAGAACCTGCTTTTAGTAATGCAACATTTGATTTAACTCCGCCAGAAGATTTATTAAAAGATTATGCTATTGTAGGTGGAGAACTTATGAGTTTTACTTATGGTTCTTGTCAGCAAGAAATTGATATGTTTAATCGTGCATTCTTTGAAATTATGCTTGAAGGAGATGGAGAAGGTAAATTATTTCCATATCCAATTCCTACATATAATATTCATGCTAGGTTTGACTGGGATAATCCAAACAATAAACTATTATGGGAAATGGCAGGTAAATACGGTATCCCTTACTTTGCAAACTTTGAGAATAGTGAACTTGATATTAGAGACATTCGTTCAATGTGTTGCCGTTTGTCTTTAAATCTTAATGAACTTCGCAAGAAGAATGGTGGTTTGTTTGGAGCAGGAGACTCTACAGGATCAATAGGAGTTGCAACAATTAACGCTCCTAGAATTGGATACATATCAAATACAGAAGAAGAATTTTTTACTAACTTAGAAAAGATTTTAGATATTGCAAAAGAAAGTCTTGAAATTAAACGTGCTTGGCTTGAAGAAAATGTAGTAGGTACAGGGTTAATTCCAGCATTTGATGAGTATGTTGGCACTATAGATAATCATTTTAGTACAATCGGTATTCTTGGTGAAAATGAAATGTGCTTGAATTTCTTAGGTGAGGACAAAGGAATTACATCGCCTGAAGGAAAGGCACTAGCATTAAAGGTTGGTGAATTTATTAATAAAAAGTTACTTCAGTATCAAGAAGAGACTGGACATCTATACAATTTTGAAGCAACACCTGCTGAATCGACCTGTTATAGATTAGCTAAAGCAGATAAGAAAATTTATCCAGATATTATCACTCAAGGTAGTGGTAAAGATGTTTATTATACAAATTCATGCCATATTCCTGTTAAAGAAATTGAAAGCATTGCTAAAACATTTTCACATCAAGATGACTTACAAGTGCAGTTTTCAGGAGGAACAGTTATTCATATCTATATGAATGGTGCGATTAGTGGAGAACAAGCAAAGTCGATTGTACAAACTGTTTGTAAAAATTACAGAGTACCATATATTAGTTTATCGCCTATCAGTAGATATTGTGAAGATCATGGATATATTAATGAACACGTATCAAAGTGTCCAATTTGTAAGAAGAAATTGAAAATGTATCAGAGAATTACAGGTTATTTAAGATGTATTGATAACTTTAATGTCGGAAAAGCTGCCGAATTTAAGGATAGAGTTCAACTAGAAGGTGATGATATTGAAGATTAGATATAAAGCATTAAAACATGAGAGAACAGAGGATAGCCCATTCGTGGGCTGCCTCATCTCATCAATTGATTGTAATTTTAACTGCAAAGGTTGTTTTAATCAGCACGTAAAAAAAGAAGATATTATAACAAAAGAAGATACTGAAATAATTAACGAAATCAAATCCAATCCATTTAATAAAGGAATTATATTTGGTGGATTGGAATGGACATTACAACATGAAGAATTAATTATCTTAGCAAGTTATGCAAAAGAAAATGAATTGCAAACAATATTATACACAGGTAATAGATATGATGATATGAAGATTTTTATGCAAATGTATGGACAGTATTTTGACTACATAAAATGCGGAAGATATGAAGAAGAAAATAAAACAGTTAATCACATAGAATATGGAGTTACATTAGCAAGTAATAACCAACACATTTATAAGAAAGGAATTGATTATTAGTAAATCAATATCTTGATTTATTGGGAAATAGAAATAATAATATACCAAAGGAGTGATTAAAATAAAAATAGCAATTATAGATGCTGACTTAATAGGCAGGAAGAAACATAGATTTCCTAATCTAGTTTGCCTAAAACTATCAGGATACCACAAAGAACTAGGAAACAATGTAGAATTAAAATTAGATTATGATGATTTAGATCAGTATGACAAAGTTTTTATCTCTAAGGTATTTACAGATACGCCTATCAATGAAGAGATATTAAAACTTCCAAATGTTGAATATGGTGGCACTGGATTCTTCTTCGATAAAGCACCTGACCTGCCATGTGAAGTTGAACATCATATGCCAGACTATCATTTATATGATGATTGGGTAAACGCACAAATTGAAAGTGGCATAAGTAGAAATGAATTCAAAGAGTATTTAGATTACAGTATAGGTTTCATTACTAGAGGATGTTTTCGTAAATGTGGTTTCTGCGTAAATCAGAAATACGATAGAGTATTTGAACATAGTCCATTAGAAGAGTTTTATGATACGACACGAAAGAAAATATGCTTACTTGATGATAATTTCTTTGGGTTAAAAAATTGGAGAGAATTATTAGAACAACTACAAGCCACAGGAAAACCATTTAAGTTCAAGCAAGGTATGGATGAAAGAATATTAAATGATGAAAAATGTAAGATGTTATTTAAAAGTAAATATGATGGATCATATACATTTGCATTCGACAATGTAGAGGACGCAGCACTAATAGAAAAGAAACTACAACTAATTAGAAAGTATACAAATAAGATTCCTATGTTCTATGTGTTATGTGGATTTGACAGAGATAATAAATATGATTCAGACTTTTGGGAACAAGATATTTTAGATACATTTGCAAGAGTGAAATTACTAATACAGTATCATTGTTTGCCATACATAATGAGATTTAATAAATACGAAGAAAGTCAATACCGAGGAATGTATATTAATTTGGCTAGATGGTGTAATCAACCAAACTTCCTAAAGAAGAAATCGTTTTACGAGTTCTGTACTATGAAAGAACATATCAACGGTGCAACAAATAGATATATGAAACACTTTGAAGATAATTGCACTAAAGAGTTGGACGAGTATTTCAATATGAAATGGAATTAAAGATAATAACAGACGATAAAATGAAAATTTGATTCGGTTAATAGAAATAATAATAAACAATAACAAACATGGAAAAAGGAGAATATAGAATGAATAAAGTAAAATTAACAATGATTGAATTATGTTCTGGAATTGGAGCACAGATTAAAGGAATGGATAAGACTAATTTATTTGAAACAGAAGTCTTAGCAACAGCAGATTTAGATAAAGAAGTAGTGGTAAGTTATGCAGCGATGCATTGTGGATTAACAAATGAGTTAATTGAAACTTACGAAAGATATCCAAGTAAAGAAGAAATGGTAAACAAACTTACGGAAAAGAGACTTGGTTATGATTTTAAAAATGATAAGCCTTTTGATTGGGATAAATTATCAAAGAAAAAAGATAAAACAAAAGGTATCGAAAAATATTGGTTGGCAGACCATTTATCACATAATCTTGGAGATATGATGAAGATTGAAAAGTTGCCATATTGTGACCTTCTTACATATTCTACACCATGTACAGATTTGTCAATAGCAGGTCAGCAAGAAGGGTTAAAGTGGACATGTCAAGATTGTGGTTGTGAATATGACCCATCTAAATTGGATGTGGATACACGATATACTTGTCCGAATTGTGGTAGTTCTAATATTAAATCCACACGTTCAGGTTTGATGTATGAAGTGGAAAGATTTTTGGCTACATCTAAAGATAATAATACACTACCAAAATATCTACTTATGGAAAATGTAGATGCTTTAGTATCTAAAAAATATATTGACAGTTTTAATGATTGGATTAATAGATTGGACACTCTTGGCTATAACTCTTATTACCAAACAATTAACGCAAAAAACACAGGTGTTCCTCAGAATAGAAATAGAATATTTTGCGTATCTATTCGTAAAGATGTTGATACTAAAAGTTTTCAATTTCCACAGCCATTTGACATTGGTATTCGTTTAAAAGATGTTTTAGAAACTGATAATAATATTGTTGAAAAATACTTTTTATCAGATGAAATTCAAAAAAGATTACAGATTACAGATCCAACATTTGAAAAAAATATAATTGGTACAACAAAACCAAATTTTAGAACTATAGGACAACGAGATTTAGTATATCAGAAGGATTCAATTATTGGTGCTTTAGTCGCTACGGATTACAAGCAACCAAAACAGGTTTTAGAAAATGAACCTATACATATAGCAGATTTATGTAGTGAAAAATTTCAAAGAATGCATGAACAATCAAGACGAGTTTATAGTGAAGATGGTATTGCTCCAGCTATGCATACTTGTGGTGGTGGAAATACTGAACCTAAAGTGGAAAGAGAAGATTGTAGAGTTGTAAGAAAACTTACACCAAAAGAAGCACATCGCCTTATGGGATTTGATGACATTGACTATGACCGTTGTAAAGAAGTTGGTATGTCAGATACACAAGGATATAAACAATCTGGAAATTCTATTGTTACTAATTGCATTGAATTAATTGGAGAACATTTATATAAGGCTCAATACGATAATACATATATTTGTACCGATGAAAGAATATTAAACGGAGATGTTGAAGATTTAAATTTTACTCAACCACAGGCGGTGTAATATCTGCTTGTGGTGCTAAACCAAAACTTGTTGGTGGTATAGGTGAAATAAACTTTGGTAAACAATTTAGACAAGGAAATCGTGTATATGATAGCAATTCAATTGCAATGTGTTTACTTTCACAACCAGTCGGGAATGCAGGAGGATATAGTTACTTATATACCGTTGAAAATTTTCAGAAACCGCCAATGAATTAATATTTGTTGGTGGACTTGAAAGCAATAAATGGATTGATAATGGTAAGGATCTATCAAGAAATTTTAAGCAAGGATATAGGGTTTATGACAGCAAAGGAATAGCAGCATCATTAACCGCAAAAGGCGGTGGTTTGGGTGGGTGTTGTGGACTATATTTAGTAAAATCCCAATAAAATCGAATTTTTATCACCCTATTTTTAGCCAACTTTTCAAAATTAAATAAAAACGCTCTGAAATGCCATATTTACAAGGGTTGTAGCGATTGTTTTACGAAAAGTGCTAAAAGTAGGCAAATTAACAAAAGCGAATAAAACTACTATTTGGTTTGCTCTAAGGAAGGAGAAATAATGGATATTTTTCAATGTATCAATAAAAAGAAAAGTAATGTTCATTGCCAATATAATAAATGTAAACATAATTATGATGGTATTTGTATCCACGAATATGTTATGGAAAAATACAAAGATTCTGCATACGTTCTTATGTCAGAATGTGATATAGCATATGAAAAAAGTAGCAACTATGATGACATGTATTGGTACTAAGAGTAAATCAGTTGTATCTTTTAACAGGTTTTAAGGAAGGAGTTTATATGAAAACAGTTAAACTGATTTTTAAATTTATAAAGTATAAGGCTAAGCAATTATTTTGCAAACATAAGTATATACAAAGTAGTAAATTTACAGGACATAATATACAACATAACAAAGATATAATCTTTAATTATGATTTTGAGTGTGTCAAGTGTGGGAAGATAACAACTATTGAAATGGATGAAGAATCGCAACTAAACAGTAAATAAAACAGAATCTATCAAGAAGAATAAAAGGAGATATAAATGAAAGTAAAATTTATTTTTGACGCACAATTTTGTAGTTACATGGAAGAAATAGTAGACCTGCAAGATAATCTATCTGAGTCTGATATTAAAGCCATGTTCCCAATCGTTTTGGGTATAGAATATAACGATAATTGTTCATTTGAAGCTATTGATGGGAAAATTGTATGTGACGAAGAAGTGTTAGCTTATACAGAATAATAAAGGAGAAAATTATGGCAAGAGGAAAACAAAGTTTACTAGAATTAACTGCACCAGAAAATATTATAGAAACAAATGAAGAAGTTGGTTCAATACCGTTTTTCGATATAGATGATGAATATGCGATTTCTGGTTGTTATGGAGATTATGCACTAGTGATTAGAAAGAAAGCAAGTAAAACTGGAAAAGAAGAAAATGGAGAAGATAACACTAAAGTTTATACATATTATCGTTGGGATGAATTAAAATATGATAGTAAAGTATATGGTGTGTTTGATCTTTATTTAAAAGCGAAAAGATTACATTCGTTTAAAAACATGAAACGCACCAATGACATCAAAGAGCTTATTAAAATTGAAAAAGAACTTTCAGACTATGTACATAACATACTAGATATTAATACAAGTGAACAGTTTAAAACAGTTTGTGATTTAACGGATACAGTTTTATTTTTAAAGAAACAAATTGAAGAGGCAAAGAATACACTATCTGAATATAAGAAACTAATACATGATACACAATTGGAATTTAAAGAGTCTAAAAAATTAATTGTAGAAAATATGCCAAAAACAAAGAAACATACAATTAAGGAGGAAGAATAGAATGACACTAAAAGAAAATGAATTGCTATTTGCAAAAGTAAGAGATGGTGCTATTATACCAAGCAAGAGAGAAGAAGATGGTTGTTTCGATATATACGCATGTTTTAATGAAGAATATATGGTAATTCCACCACACACAAATAAGTTAATTCCTACTGGTATAGCTTCGGCGTTTACTCCAAAATATCGTTTAGCTATTAGGGAACGTGGCAGTAACACTAAATCAACACTAATCACAATGGCAGGTCAAGTTGATAGTGGATATAGAGGAGAAATATTTGTAAGTCTATATAATGGAAACGATATTCATATTGAAATAACTAAAAATATTATAGAGGTGGAAAAGACAGAAGATTTAATTCGTGTACCTTATACGAAAGCAATTGCTCAATTTGCCATAGAAGAAGTTCCTGTTATGAATGTTAAAGAAATTGGTTATGAAGACTTGGTTAAAATAGAATCAGAACGTGGTATTGGCAAATTAGGAAGTAGCACAAAGTAAGATTAAATACAAATAATAATAAACAAGTTATTGACATTTGATTAAGAACGTGTTATATTTAGTTCATGGCAGAAATACAAGCTATAGAATATAAGTATATCACGTTTTTAATTTCTGTCTTACGTAAAAAATATAACAAAGATAATAATAAACAAGAAAGGGGAAAATATGAGATTTAAGGATTATAAAGCAATGTTACACACAGAAGAACGAATGCTTAATCGTATTAACACAATGGACATGAGTTTAAATGGTGGTGATGAATTAGTAGATATCTATGATATTACAATCCCAGAAAACTTCAAATTAACAAAGTCAAAAAAGAAAGAAGATTTACAGATCATTTAATTATTTTATCAAAAATGGATTCTTTGATAAACCAATAAGTGTTATTATTGAAAGCAATGAGAATGGTAAGGCTAATAGATTTGTTTTAGTAGATGGGTATTCAAGATATGTGGCTGCAAGGTGGATGTATATGAGGTTTATTCCGGTTAAATACATAGATATTAACGATGTTATAATTGAATAAGAAATGTAAATAATAATAAACAAAAGGAGTGTTAAATGAGAGATGAAAATAGGATTAAACCATTCTTAGCAGAACTAGAAAAAGCATGGTTATACAGCCCTGATTTAAGATTTGCGCAGCTTGTTATTAATCTACTTGGGATTGATTCATATTATATGGAAGATGAAGATGCTTTGAAGATTATTCAACGATATAATGTAACTAATGACGATGAGATATTTAAAGTTAGATGCAAGTGCGAATCTTGTGGCAAAGAAATTAAGGTAGGTGTTCCAAAGAAAGATTACTACAGTGGCGATTTTGATTGTAGATTTGGGAATACATGTAATGAATGCGTACCGTCAGATAGTGTTACTAGGGATGGAATGTGTGAAAGTATATATTTAGAAATTGAAGAATAGGGAAGGATAATAATATGAAATTGATAAAATCAATTATAAAAGCAATATTTTCAATGATACTAATATTTATTTTATGTTTTATAATTACAATAATACTACATATTTTAGTTATATTAATTGGCACTTTGCCTATTTTTATAATTTTAATGTTAATTATTGTTGTAGGTTTAACTATTAGTTTTTATAAATCAAAATAAAAGATGTACTTTATTAGGAGTTGAAAGGAGATTTATGAAAAGAGAAGACGAAATTACTAGGTTAATATTATTATGGGGATATGAAACAATAGGTGATTTAT